CCCTCGACGCCCGCCGCGAACGACGCAGGGCTGGCGCCCTCCGTCGATTCGCGGCCTGGTGCATGCAGTCGTGGAGCTGGTGGTACTCCGTGCGCGAGCTATCCTACGTCGTCACCACGCACCTGGGTGCCACCAGCAAACCCAAGGTGGACGCGTGGGCAGCGCCACTGTTCGAGGCGTACTGTGCCGGGGCGTGGCTCCTCTACTGGACAGCTGGCACCCTCTATTGGGCCTCAAAGCCACGCGTGCATGTGGATCGAACCAACGGCCGGCGCAGGCTCCATAATGCGACTGGCGCCGCTGTAGAGTCGGCGATCGAGCGGTTGTACTTCTGGCATGGCGTGATGGTGCCGGCTTTCGTTGTAGTCCGGCCTGACTGGATTACGCGCGAGATCATAGACGGCGAGTCCAACGCCGAAGTCCGCCGCGTGATGACGGAGCGCTTCGGGCATGAGCGCTACCTGTCTGAGAGTGGGGCTGTGCCAGTCCACTGGGACGAAACGGGGGAGCTGTACCGAATCGGCGACAGCTACGCGGTCTCCGTGCTCAACAGCACTCCGGGACCGAACGGGAGCCGGCGTCGCTACGTGCTCCCGGTCCACCCGGAGCTGCGGCCCATGCGTGTGCGCACCGATGGCAGGCTTGACCTCGGAGAACCCCAGGAGCCCACGGCACGCAACGCGATCGCATCGACGTTTTTTCTCAGGGGGGAGGAGTACGCACCATGCGCAGAATCCTAGCACTCGGCATCATCATCCTCACCGGCTGCGCCACGCCGCGGGGCCTCGGGGCTCGCGCCTCTGTCGCGCTCGGCGATGCCAGCCAGGCGCAGGCGTCCCGCGAGGGCTCGGCGCTCTCGGGGGCCGGGCTCGTCGCGCGGACGTACCGTGTAGCCGTACTCGACGACGAGCGGCCTGGACCGGCCGGGCTCAAGGTGGAGGCGTGGGACTCCGCCGCCGCGGACTGGCGGAGCGGCACTACGGACGCGACGGGTGTTGCCGTGCTCGTCCTGGAGGGCCCGCTGACGCGGCTCCTTGTGGACAGCGAATCCGTGACCGGCGCCGTCCAGCCCGACCGCGGGACGGTGGGGCTCTATCACGTCGTGGTGCGGCGGTGACGGGCCAGGCGCAAGCCTGGAGGCGCCTCATGGCCTGGACCCTAGCGATGTGGCCCAGCGAGCATTCCGTACGCATGGCTGCCTGGGTGCTCCTGGCACTGACGCCGATAGTGTTCCTGTTCGCAGTGTGGCTACTCTGGCCGCCGCCAGAGGAACCGAGGTCCTCCGGGCAAACGTTCACGATTGCGCCGCATGCGAGCCCATCGCCGCCGCCGCTGCGCGTGGTTGACGCAGACGGGGACATCCTGATCGAGCTGTCTGCCACCGGCACCGTAACGCGGCGGCTGCGCCTGACCCAAGACGGAGTGCCGGTCGCTGATGTCCGTGTGTTCATCGAGGACTTCGTACCGATGCCAGAGGCGCAGACCGTCACACGCTCGGCCGTCACCGACGAGAACGGCGAGGCCGTGGTCGAGCTGAGCGGGTGGATGACGCCGTGAAGCGACCGCTGTGCGTGTTGGACGGCACCACGATAACGGTAGACGAGGACGCTCCGGCGTCGGCTCGTCAATGGGACGTGGCGGCGCAACTCCGGGCCATCGGGCTCGATGCGCGTCCAGAAGGTGGCGCCGTGTCGGTGACGCCAGGGCGGGCCCCAGGCGCCTACTTCGAGTTGGTTGCGTGGGCTCATCGCGAGTGGGCGCGAATCGCTGACGAACGCCTCGCGGCAAAGGCAGGCTGCCACGCCGGAGCGACGCCGTGACGAACGACCCCGTAGGCGCTCCGTGGCTCCGTGCCCCACGCCGCGAGGGCGTGCCGCGCCCGGCCGGCGGTGGCAACCTCGCGTGGGTGCGGTCGCTGTGGGGCCGATGGCGCGATGCACGCGCCGCCCGTCGTGCAGCACGAGAGCTACGGGCCCGTATCGAGGACGCGCGGCGGGCGACGGGCGAGGAGCCGCCAGCATGATCACCCGCGAGGACGCCGGGACTCGCCGCACGTGCCGGACATGCGGCGCATGGGCCGAATGGCGCGATGACGAGTGGCGCTGCGTGGACCCGCCGCACGCCGGGCGCGTCAGCTTCGCCTGCCGCTGCGGGAGACCGTGGGGAGAGGCGCCAGAGGAGTGTGCCGCGAAGGCGGCGCTGCCAAAGGCTCCGGTCCCCGGAGGTGCGCAGTGAGCGTCTCCATCCTCGCCTGCGCCATCGGCATCGCAATCGGCTTCGTGGCCGGACTCGCGGCGGGGGTGTCAAGAGAACGGGTGTGGCGTAAGTCGTGAAGGCCCCCTTCCCGTGGTTCGGTGGTAAACGTCGTGTGGCACCAGAGGCGTGGTCTGCGCTAGGCGACGTGGACAACTATGTTGAGCCGTTCGCTGGTAGCCTCGCGGTGCTGCTAGAGCGGCCCGCGCACCACTCGCATCGCGTCGAGACCGTGAATGACGCCGACGCCTACATCGCGAACCTGTGGCGAGCTATCAGCGCCGCTCCGGACGATGTCGCACGGTGGGCCGACTCTCCCGTTAACGAAGTTGATCTCGTTGCCCGCCATGCATGGCTCGTAACCTCTGGCCGCGAACGGATAGCACAGATCGAGGGCGATCCCGACTTCTTTGATGCCAAGGTCGCCGGGTGGTGGCTGTGGGGGCAATGCTCGTGGATCGGAAGTGGATGGTGTGCCGGCACCGGCCCCTGGGTCGCGCGCGACGGCCTGCTCGTCGATACGCGCCAACTTCCCCACCTCGGGGACGCCGGGCAGGGCGTGAACCGCCAGTGCCCGCACCTCGGTGACGCCGGGCAGGGCGTGAACCGCCAGTGCCCGCACCTCGGTGACGCCGGGCAGGGCGTGAACCGCCAGCGCCCGCACCTCGGTGACGCCGGGCAGGGTGCCGTTCACTCTTCTGGTGACATGACGAGCGGCGGTTCTGGCGCCACGACAGCCACATGGGATTCGGCTGCCCATTGGAGGCGGGGCGAAGAGCCACTTGTGTATGGCTACATGCGGGCGCTCCAGACCCGCCTTCGTCGCGTCCGTGTCTGCTGCGGTGACTGGAGCCGCGTCGTTACCGATGGGGTGCTGTCAAGGTGGGGCACCGTGGGCGTGTTCCTTGACCCGCCCTACGGGGGTGATGTTCGCACATCGGATCTCTATGGGGTCGATGGGGGCGATATCGCTGGTGACGTTCGAACGTGGGCGCTCGACCACGGCGACGATCAGCACCTCCGGATCGCGCTCTGCGGCTACGATGGCGAGCACGAGATGCCCGACTCTTGGCGCGTTCACTCCTGGTCGTCGAGCGGAGCGTATCTTGGCGGAGGAGTCGGTGGGGTCAACAGAAAGAACCGACACAAGGAGCGGATCTGGTTGTCGCCGGGGTGCATCGACGAGAGGCCGTCGCTTTTCTCGACATCGCGAGACAGCGCCATGGGTGGCACACAACCATGACCCACGACTGGCGCATCCAGTACCGGCGTTCGTGCAGTGTGTCGCGACAGGACGAGTACGTGTATGCGTGCTCGCGTTGCGGCGAGGAAACGGTGCGCTTCGTAGGGTGGGATCTCAGTGTCATTGGCGCAGCATGGGCCAAGGTGCCGCTACCCGGTGAATGTTCGGCGCAGGAGGCGCTACCGCTTTGATCACACTCGACATCCTCCGCGCCATCTGCCCCACGACTCCTCGCCGCCGGCTCAAGGAGGCGCTTCCTGGGCTCGTCGAGGCCGCCGAGCGCTTCGAGATTACTACGTCCTCCCGCGTCGCCCACTGGCTCGCGCAGCTCGCCCACGAGAGCGGCGGCTTCGTCTACGTGCGCGAGATCGCCAGTGGCGAAGCGTACGAGGGCCGCAAAGACCTCGGCAACGTGCGGCCTGGCGACGGCCGTCGCTATCGAGGCAGGGGGTGGATCTCGATCACGGGACGCGACAACGCCCGCGCAGCCGGGCTCGTGCTTGGGCTCCCGCTCGAGGAGCAGCCGGAGTTGATGGAGCGCCCCGACGTGGCCGGGGGCGTGTCCGGCTGGTTCTGGGCGACGCACGGCTGCAACGAACTGGCGGACCGCGGCGCCTTCAGGGCGATCACGCGCCGTATCAATGGCGGCCTCAATGGGCTCGCGTCGCGCTGGCGGTACTACGCCGCGGCGCGAGATGCGCTGGGATGCTAGCGCCCGTGCTCGCCCGAGTCGCACTCGAGCATGATCTGCCGGTGCTCGTAGGCAGACGCGCCGCGCTGGCGCTGCGCCTCCGGCTCGAGGGGCTGCGCCTGCGCGATATCGCAGATGCGACCGGATACACTGTCAGCGGCGCACATGCCGCCATCGAGCGAGCGAAGAGGAGACTACGATGGACACCCACACGATGCACGACGACATACAGGGGCTGATCGAACAGTGCAGAGGACTCGTGAGCGACCTGCCGGAGCTCTGGCAGACGTGGCGCACGGGGCAGCGGCCGGCAGGAGAGGTGCTCGCGCCCATCTATGCCCGCGTCAAGATCATCGTGGGCGTAGTCGGCGACGTGTGCCCTGACCTCGCGGACCGCAAGGAGCGCGAGCGCATCGTCGTGCGCGTGATCACCGGCATCCTCGATGCGAGCGGACTCGATATCCCACTCGTCCCCGATGACTACGCCGTGCGCATCATGGTCCGCGCGGCGATCTGGACGTGGCGTCTCGCGCGGCAGATGCGGAGAGCCGGTGCCGTCGCCGAGTAGAGTCGCCGCTGCGCTGCGAGCGTGGCGCGAGGCGCGGGGTATGACGCGTCGCGTCGCGGCTATGACGCTATGCGTCATGCCTCGCACGCTGGAGCGCTGGGAGCAGGGCCGCGGCCTCCCTCGCGCGGCGGAGCTGATACGGCTGATCGATGCCGGCATATCATTGACACTGCATGAGATACGCCGCGCGAAAAAAAACGCTTGACATGCGGCGCTGGTACGCTAGAATAGCGTACATAGCAGACAGGGACCGCGCCCCCTCGAAGGCGCGGAGACGAGAGGAGAGATGACGATGACGAGGAAGTACTACGAGCGTACGCTGCTACCGGACGGCACCTACGAGCGTACGCTGCTACCGGACGGCACCTACGATGCCGTCATCCGCGACTGCGAGGAGGTGATGAGCAAGTCGGGCACGCCGATGCTTAAGGTCACACTGCGCATCCCCGGCGCCGGCCGAGATGCTTGGGTCAACGACTACGTGATGCTCGAAGGCCCCGCAGCCTGGCGCCTCGCGGTCCTGTACTCCCGAAGCAGGTCCGTAAAGCTCGGGGATGTTCTTCGCAGGGTCCATCCGGTACCCGACGAGGCTGAGGCCCCTTCTCGCCACGCTGACACCGTCGCGACGCGCGGGCTCCTGGCCCGCCACGAGGACATCGTCGCGCTGGCCGAGCGCTACTCCACCATCACCACAGCGCTCGGTTTCGCCGCGGACCCGGCGCTCCAGGACCGGCTCGTCGCGGAGCGCGAGGATCTCCGCCGGCGCATGCTGGCGATCGGGGCGGCGAGGAGGGGGTAGCATGGAAGACCTACCCGGGTACGACGAGTGGAAGACCACGCCGCCCGCGTGGTGGTACGGCGACGACGAGGATCCGCGCCTCGACGAGATGGCTGACTGCGAGGCTGCCATCGATGCGGCGGAGCGCGACGCCCGCTCCCTGTGGCGCTGGCAACGCACCATCACGGACCCCGTGCTGCGGTACGTGCTGCGCCGAGGCGTGCGCCGGCTCCTGGCCCAGCGCCGCCACTGGCGCCGTGAGCACGAGGAGCTCGACCGCGCCCGCCGCTCGGAGAGCGGGAGGTACTGATGCTCGCCCGCCTCCTCGTCTACGGCGCTGGCGCGTGGGGGCTCGTAGCCCTCGCGCTCGGCGCTCTCCGCGCCCGCTACCGCATCCGCGTCCGGCTCCACGGCCGGCTCGCGGATTGGACCCGCCACCATGCCGCCGATCTCGCCCGCGACCGCGAGGTCTGGCCAGCTCTCGTGCGCCGAGCGGCGCACGTCTCACGGTCGCGAGAGGAGTCATAATGGGTAGACCACGCAAGCCGATCGACCCGTCCACCCCCACTCGTCCGCGCAAGCCGCGCGGCGCCCCCCGCGACCCGTTCAGGGCAGCGGAGCGCCTGCACTCGCGGTGGGGGACCCTCCAGACCCGCGCCGATGCCGCGCGGCTCGCCTACGAGAGCGTCATCGCGTCGGCCCAGGCCGACCTCGACGCTCGCCAGGAGGCGCTGCGGCGCATGGGCACGCTCGCCACGCCGATCACCTAGTCCCATCGCGACGGCCGGGTACACCCTCGTCCCCGCCCGGGCCGGCCGTCGCATCTCATCATCCCCGGGCGGGGCGTCTATCCTCGAGGAGTACGATGATGACCACACTGAGAGGTACCCTGCCAGCGCCGAGCGCAGCGCGACTCAAGCTACTCTTGTACGGCGAGCCCGGCGTTGGCAAGACGACGCTCGCGCTACAGTTCCCGAGCCCGTACGTCATCGATGGTGAGCGCGGCGCGGAGAGGCCGCAGTATGCCGCGCTCCTGCGCGAGCGGGGGGGGGCTCGATTCGCCTCCATCGACCTCGCCGAAGTCACGGCCGAGGTCACGGCGCTCCTCACTGAGCGTCACGCCTACCGCACGTGCATCATCGACCCGATCACCGTCATCTACCAAGGACTCTGTGACGCATCGGCGCAAAGGATGGCAGACCCGGCGCGAGGGTTCGACGGCACCGAGTACGGCCGGCACAAGGGGAGGGCGGACCGCGAGCTGAAGCGCTTGCTCCATCTGCTCCTGCGCCTGGACATGAGCGTGATCCTGACCGCGCATGCGAAGACGCGGTGGGAGCGGCGCGGGAGCGAGGTCGTGGAGGCTGGCACGACGTTCGATGCGATGGCGAAGCTCGACTACCTCTTCGATCTCGTCTTGCGCCTCGAGCTCCGCGGCAAGGAGCGGATGGCGGTCGTAGTCAAGAGCCGCGTCGCGCAGCTCGCCATCGGCGACGTGATCCCGGCGACGTACGCCGCGCTGGCGGAGCGCTACGGCGCCGCAGCAATCGAGACGCCTGCGACGCCTCAGATGCTCGCAGAGCCGGACGTGATCGCGCGGCTCACGCAGGCAGTGACACTGCTGCGCAAGGCCGGCCGCATCGATGCTCCCGCCATCGACGCGATGCTCGCTCGCGTAGGCGTGGGCGCACTGGCCGAGCTCCCGCCGGACAAAGCCTCGGCAATGCTGGCGTGGGCGGAGACGAAGCTCGCGCAGGAGCAGCAAGAGGCAGATGCCGGCGTAGCAGCACTTCGCGGCGTCGTAGCTGCGGCAGGGATCGCCGAGCAGAACATGCTCAAACGAATGGCCGATAAGGAGTAGACATGAGCTTCAAGGCACCCGGACCGAACGACACTGGGCTACTGCCCGACGGCACGTACGATGCCACCATCCATGCATGCGAGCAGCGAACGTCAAAAAACGGAAATGACATGCTCTCGCTCACACTGGCCGTCTACACCGATGCGGGTCAGCGCTACGTGTACGACCATGTCATGCTCGCCGGGCCTGCGGCGTGGCGGCTTCGCGCACTGTGCGACGCATGCGGATTCCAGGAGGGCGAGGACCTCGAGGCCGAGAACTTCTCTGACGCCAACGTCCGCGTACGGCTCGAGACCGAGCACGACGAGAAGTACGGCGACAAGAATCGTGTCAAGTCATACCTCGCACCGTCGAAGGCGAAGCGACAGGTAGCGCCGCCTCCGCCGCCGTCTGACGTGGACGTGCCGTTCTGATGCCTAGCCGCGACCGCTACATCATCCCTGAGCTCCGCGACGCCTGGCCGGCGACGGCCAGGCTCGCGGCCGGCGAGGCCCCACGCGTGACCTCAATCTTGGCGCTCCTCGCCAAGGAGGCTCTCGTCCCGTGGGCCGCCAAGCTGGAGCGGGCGCACATGCTCGATGCGATGCGGCGCGTGCTCAGCGCTCCAACGGACGGCCTCGCTCGCGTGCTCACTGACCCGTCTGCAGTATGGCCGGAGGCGGCGCAGGTCGCCTGCGACCTCGTCGGCGCCGCCGCAGGGAAATACTCCTACATGCGTGAGTCGCGCAGAGCGATGGACTGGGGCACGCGGATTCATGAGGCCATCGAGGCGCGGCTCACGGACAAGCCGCTGCCTGACCTCTCAGAATCGCAGCTCGCCGCGCTAGAGCAGTGGCAGCAGTGGGCCGACGAGACGCGATTCACCGTGCTAGATACCGAGCGGCAGGTATGGCACCCTGAGCATCGCTACGCCGGGCGCCTTGACATGCTCGCTCGCCTGCGAGTCGGTCCCGAGATCACTGTCGTAGTTGATTGGAAGTCCTCGCGCGACATCTACCCGGAGTACTCGATTCAGCTCGCCGCATACGTCCGTGCCGTCGAACGTCTCGACGGTATCAGCGACGTGGCCGGCGTCATCGTCCGAATTCCGAAGACCGAAGGCGACCGCATCGAGCCGCGGCTCATTCTGGCCAGTGACATGGAAGACCACTGGCAGGCGTTCCTGGCGCTACGGCGCCTGTGGGAATGGAGATCGTGCAATGGCTAACCTCACCGAAACATTACGGCTACATGCGGCGTGGGTGCGCCGTAAGCCGGGGGGGGTTCGCGCGAACCTCGGCAGCGCGGTCCTCGTCCGCGCGAACCTCCGCGGCGTGAACCTCAGCGGCGCGGACCTCGGCAGCGCGTACCTCGGCGACGCGGACCTCAGCGGCGCGAACCTCGGCAGCGCGGACCTCAGCGGCGCGAACCTCCGCGGCGTGAACCTCAGCGGCGCGAACCTCGGCAGCGCGTACCTCGGCGACGCGGACCTCAGCGGCGCGAACCTCGGCAGCGCGTACCTCGGCGACGCGGACCTCAGCGGCGCGAACCTCGGCAGCGCGTACCTCGGCGGCGCGGACCTCGGCGACGCGAACCTCCGCGGCGTGAACCTCAGCGGCGCGGACCTCGGCGACGCGAACCTCCGCGGCGTGAACCTCCGCGGCGCGGACCTCGGCGACGCGAACCTCCGCGGCGTGAACCTCAGCGACACATGCCTCGACCCTGCGGCGCAGGTTCCGGACGCTACGGCCGCACTGACGGAGGCTGGAATCCCTCCGGACGTAGAGGGTTTTGTCCACGCGTGGCGCACCGCCAGGTCACGCCATGTGGGCACACAGACGTATACGCCTGGCGAGTATATGGCGCCGGTTTTCTCCGTCGATACGGAAACGGACTGTCATCCAGGAATCTACCTGGCATCGCGCGAATGGTTGACTCGGAGTTACGGGGACATTCCCGTGGTCGCTGTAGTCGCCCATGTGTCCGACATCATCGCTACCTCGAATGGCAAATTCCGAGCACGGCGTATCACTGTGCTGCCATGAGTCTACGCCAGTACCAGACGCTAGCCATCGAGCGCCTTCGCGCAGCCTATCGCGCGGGGGCGAAGCGCGTGCTGCTCGTCGCTCCTACGGGGGCGGGCAAGGGGCACATGCTTCGCGCCATCGTGCCATCGGCGAAGGGCCCTGTCGTCGTGGTAGCGCCACGCCGCGAGCTCGTGCGACAGGCGCACGAGCACATCGGCGATGCGCCGGCGCAGGTCATGACGCTCGCGATGCTCCAGCGGCGCGACGTGGCGGAGCCGGCGCTGCTCGTGGTCGACGAGGCGCACCTGAACCATGACGCGCAACTCACACTGCTTAGCCGATGGCCCGCGGCGAGGTGGCTCGGCATGACGGCGACTCCGTGCCGCACCGATGGCCGCGGGCTCGGCGAGGTCTACCAGTCACTCGTGGAGGCAGCCGCGCCCGGCGAACTAATCGCCGGAGGATACCTCGTACCGGCGCGAGCATTTGCTCCAGCGACTCTGGACGTAACCGGTGTCCCGCGGCTCGGCGGAGACTACATGCCAGGCGCTCTCGCGCAGGCCATCGACAGGCCGCACCTCGTGGCCGATGTAGCGGTGACCTGGCGCAGGCTCGGGGAAGGGCGCACCACACTCGTTTTCGGCGCGGGCATCGAGCATAGCAAACACCTGGCGGAGATGCTCGGAGGCATCCAACTGGACGGTACTAGCCGCACCCAGGGAGTCATTCTCGACAGGATGCGCGAGGGACGCATCGGCATCGTCTGCTGTGCAGACCTGCTCCTGTACGGTGTGGACGTTCCTCGCGTCTCGTGCGTCGTGCTCGCGCGTCCGACGCAGTCCATGGCCCTGCACCTACAAATGGTCGGGAGGGGCATGCGTCCATACGACGGCAAACGCGACCTACTCATCCTCGACCATGCCGGCAACTGCCTCCGGAACGGATTGCCCGATGAGATGCGCAAGTGGACTCTCGATGGCCGCGTGAAACGCCCATCTGACGCCATTCCGCTGCGCACGTGCAGTCAGTGTTTTGCGGTGTTTTCTGGCGTAGTCTGCCCATGCTGCGGCGCTACTAACCCAATCCAGGCCCGCGAGCGAATCCGTACGAAAGCCGGCGAGCTAGCCGAGCTGAAGCAGTACCGCGTCGTCGGCAACGTCTCGGGCGACACGCTGATTCTCGCGCGGCTCATCGCGAAGGCCCGCACACGACAGTACGGCACCGGCTGGGTGCGCGGCGCATTCAATGGGATCCGCAAGCGGTGGCCGTCGGAGCGTGAGGTGGAGGCCGCGAATGCTTACGTACGCTGAATTCATCGCACAGAAGTCGCAATCAGGAGAGCGCCACGGCTTCGCTCCACTATGGATGCCTGACTTCCTTTTCGACTTCCAGAAGCACCTGGTCGAATGGGCATTGCGAAGAGGACGAGCGGCAATCTTCGCCGGCACCGGATTGGGCAAAACCCCCATGCAGCTCGTGTGGGCCGAGAACATCGTGCGCAAAACAAACCGTCCAGTGCTCATCCTTGCGCCGCTAGCCGTCAGCGCTCAGACCGTAGACGAGGGCGCGAAGTTCAGCATGGAGGTTGAACGCTCCAGAGAGGGAAACCACGGCGGCGGTATCGTCATCACAAACTATGAGCGGCTGCACCACTTCAAGCCGGAGGATTTTGCCGCTGTGGTGTGCGACGAATCGAGCTGCCTGAAGCACTTCACCGGGGCGACGCAAAAAAGCGTTACGCGCTTCATGTCAAAGGTGCCGTATCGTCTCCTATGCACGGCCACCGCGGCACCGAACGACTACATCGAACTTGGGACAAGCAGCGAAGCGCTGGGCGAACTTGGCCGTACGGACATGCTGTCGCGATTCTTCAAGCAGGACGAGACAAAGCAACATCGTCTCCAGGATGTCAAGAACTGGCGTAGCGATCGGGAACACAATACACGGGCGGCACGCGGTGGAAATCACTTCGCGAAATTATCCTTCCGAGTGTCGCAATCCATTGGCCAATGGCGACTGAAGGGGCATGCCGTGCAGCCATTCTGGAGATGGGTTGCCTCGTGGGCCAGAGCCTGCCGGATGCCTAGCGACCTTGGCTTTCCCGATGATGGTTTCGTCTTACCACCACTGATAGAGCATGAACACATCATCGAGCCAATGCGCCCACCGGATGGGATGCTGTTTACGTTGCCTGCGTTCGGACTGCGGGCGGAACGCGACGAACGCAGGCGCACAATGGAGGAACGCATTGGACTCGTAAGCGACCTGGTAGCGCAGCATGACCTGTCAATCGTTTGGTGTCATCTGAATGCCGAAGGCGACATGCTCGAGGACATGCTCCCGCATTCGCTACAGGTGGCCGGCCGTCACGACGACGACTATAAGGAGAAGGCAGTGGAGTGGTTCTTAGGCAAGCGTTGTTTGTGCGACATGCCACGATTCAGAACTACCGGATGCGGGCATGGCGCCGATGGCCCAAGACGCCTGATCAGCAAGAGTCGCATCTTCGGATACGGCCTGAATCTCCAGTGCTGCGCTCATGTCGTGGCGTTCGTGTCCCACTCCTGGGAGCAGCATTACCAGTCCATCCGCCGCTGCTGGCGCTTTGGCCAGAAACGTCCGGTAACCGTAGACATCATCGCCACTACGGGAGAGCAATACGTCAGCGAGAACATGGCCCGCAAGGCTACGGCCGCAGATGCGATGTTCGTTGAACTTGTCTCGCACATGGGCGATGCCAATCGCATCGTTGCGGTCAATGCCTGCACGCGCAAGGAGGAGGTTCCATCGTGGCTGTAGCGGAGCAAACCATATCCAGCAGGTGGGCGCTATACCGTGGCGACTGCATCGAGGTCATGCAATCGCTACGCGAGGGGTCCATCCATCTGTCCCTGTATTCGCCGCCGTTCGGTGGGCTGTACACGTACTCATCGGATCCACGCGACCTGTCCAACTGTCTCGATTACGGCGAATTCTTCGAGCATTACGAGTTCGTGGTGAAAGGGATTCATCGGCTCACAATGCCGGGCCGTATGTCGGCCGTCCATTGCATGGACATTCCGACTGGTAACACCGGGCTGGACCATCTACGCGACTTCCCGGGGGAGATCATCAGGCTCCATGAACGATATGGATTCGCATACGTCGCACGATACCACGTGTGGAAGGAGCCGCTAACCATTCGCAATCGGACCATGACGAAGAGCCTGTCACACAAGAACCTAACCGAGGACTCTACGCGATGCTCGATCGCCAGTGCCGACTACCTGCTTGTCTTCCGCAGGGCCGGACAGAATGCGGTACCGGTAACGCATCCTGCCGGATTGACAGACTATGCCGGCGAGCGCAAGATGCCAGCAGACACACTGCGGTACCGTGGATGGACTGGGAGTCAACTCGAAAACAGGTACTCCCATTGGATCTGGCGTCAGTACGCCTCCGCATTCTGGGATGACGTACGGCTCGACAGGGTACTGCCGCACAAGAAAGCCCGAGAAGACGATGACGAGCGGCACGTGCATCCACTCCAACTCGACGTAATCGAGCGGGCCGTCATCCTATGGTCCAACGAGAACGAGGTGGTGCTGACCCCGTTCATGGGTGTGGGGTCGGAAGTCTACGGCGCCATCCTGAATCACCGCCGCGCCATCGGCATCGAGCTGAAGGCCAGCTACTACGCCCAGGCCGTCAAGAACGTCGAGGCGGCCAAACGCGACGCGCACGGCCAACTCGACCTCTACGAAGCCGGAGATATGGCCGATGTCCTGTGACCACTGCCACGCCGCACCCGCGACAGTCGTATGGCGCCGAGATGGCGGTGCAATCGTATGGCGCCTGTGCGAGGAGTGCTCGCGCAGGGTGCCGCATATCGTGAAGGAGTCGAGAATGACCGAGCGAGAGCTTACTGCCGCCATCCTCGCCGCCCTGGGCTCACGTCCAGACTGCCGGGTGTGGCGACAGAATACCGGCGTCGCAGTCTACGGCCACCGCGCCGTGCGATTCGGCGTCCATGGACAAGCCGACATCAGCGGCATCTTCGCCGACGGCCGGCGTATCGAGCTCGAGGTCAAGCGCCCGGGCGAGCGCACGACGCCAGAGCAAGACCGATGGGGTGCCATGATCGTCAAGTTCGGCGGCGTTTACGCCGTCGTGCGCAGTGTCGAAGAAGCGGTGGCAGCGGTGGAGAATGCGCGATGACGGGGCGAGGCCCGGCTCGGCGTGGCGGACCCTGGCGCGGCATGGCAGGCAAGGCGTGGCGCGGCATTGGTGAGGGGCGAGAACTAACAGTGCGAACAACACCAGTGGAGTCAAGATGCCAATCAACACAATCAACGTGACATTGCGGAACAAACAGGGGTCCATCCTCGTCGTCCACAACTTCGGCGAAAAGGCGAAACAGGAGATCCGCGACAAACAGGAGCACAAGGCTCGCACCAAGAAAGGCATCCGTGACACCAATGCCGAATTTCTGGCGAACCGCTACGTCGACACGGAAGGGCGCGAGTGCATCCCAGTCACTGCGCTGAAGAAGGCAATCGTCTCCGCCGCATCGGCGTTCGACGACCTCACCAAGGTAGGCCTGAGGCAGGCGGTCTTCGTCGATGCGCTCGACTCGCCGGGGGCATCGCTAATCCCGCTGCTGACACCGACGGGGAAGCCGGCCATCGGCACGATCCGCGAGGACGCAGTGACCATCGGCATCAATACCCGCGGACTGGCCTACCGGCCACAGTACAGCGAGTGGACGGTACGTCTGCGCATCGAGTTCAACCCCCGCCTCGTCTCGGAAGCACAGCTCGTCGCGCTCATCGAGCAGGCGGGCTGGGGCGTCGGAATCTGCGAGGGGCGCCCCGAAAAGACCTCGGCGCTAGGGTGGGGTCGCTTCGAAATCCATGGTGCGGGTGCGTAGACATGGCAGGCACGGCAGGCAAGGCCAGGCTGGGCCGGGCGCGGCCGGGCATGGCACGGCAGGCGAGGCGAGGCGAGGCGAGGCGAGGCAGGCCTGGCGAGGCGTGGCGTGGCCGGGCTAGGCTTGGCATGGCATGGCAGGCGTGGCTTGGCCGGGCGCGGCATGGCAGGCCTGGCGTGGCCCGGCGAGGCTTGGCGCGGCGCGGCATGGCGTGGCCGGGCTAGGCTTGGCATGGCAGGCAAGGCGTGGCCAGGCATGGCACGGCAGGCAAGGCCAGGCTGGGCCGGGCGCGGCCGGGCATGGCACGGCAGGCGAGGCGAGGCTGGGCCGGGCGCGGCCGGGCATGGCACGGCAGGCGTGGCCAGGCGAGGCGAGGCGAGGCGAGGCAGGCCTGGCGAGGCGTGGCGTGGCACGGCACGGCTGGCAAGGCACGGCGCGGCGGGGCGTGGCAGGCGGGGCATGGCACGGCGGGGCGCGGCAGGGCGTGGCAGGCGTGGCCAGGCGAGGCATGGCACGGCCAGGCAAGGCGTGGCAGGCGTGGCAGGCCTGGCGTGGCAGGCGTGGCTGGGCGCGGCGTGGCGTGGCTGGGCGCGGCATGGCATGGCAGGCGTGGCAGGCGTGGCAGGCCTGGCGTGATAACATCTCCACCGTGTAGACCGTCGCCCAGGGCTCGTGACGCACACTGCGCCGGAGCCCTGGGGCCCTGCCGCCCTGGGCGACGTATCCTCGGAGGCCTAATGCGCCCTATCGAGACGTACTATGCTGGATGCCGATTCCGTTCACGACTCGAGGCCAGATGGGCAGTCTTCTTCGATGCGCTAGGTATCACCTGGGAATATGAGCCGCAAGGATTCGTGCTAAGCAATGGGCTGTGCTACCTGCCCGACTTCTGGTTGCCTGGCATTGGGTCAACCGACCCCCCTGCTTCCATCGGAACGTGGTTTGAGGTTAAAGGCGTAGAAGCATCAGGCGCAGACAAGGAAAAAATCGAGATGTTCGAGAGCGCCCGCCTAATCGTTGCTACCGGGCAACTGCCAGACGGAAATGCTTTAGGCGCCACTGGGCCCGATATTCAAAACCTCGAAGCTTTTTTCTTCGATTCGCGTGGAGACGATGGTTTCCAGCATGGATGGGATGCTCCATTCGCATGGTGCGTGTGTGCCAAGTGCGGAGCCGTTGGTGTCGAGTTCGAAGCCAGGAGCGAGAGGATAATGCATGACTGTAATTTCGGGCACAAGTGCTACACTGGCGACCATCCACGTATCGCCGCCGCATACTTGGCCGCCACCGGCGCTCGCTTCGAGCACGGCGAGCGTCCGTGACCGATACTCCAGACGATACCGCCAAGCTCGAGGACGCACTGCGCGATGCCGGTATGGGCAAACGCGAACAGCCTACGGTGCTGGCCCGCGTCGAGCTCGAAGCAATCCAGTCTCGCACAATCAGGGCGGCCATTGACGACCCGACCATTTCGACTGACGTAATCATCGGTCGCATCTCCGATGTCGTGTCATTCGTGCTCACCCAAGAGCTGACGGCGATACTGTGCTCGACGCGCAAACTCCCTAAACGTTTCGTCCAGTCATCCATCCTGCGCATACGCGCCGAACAACGTGCGGCCAAACTGGACACGTCGGCCTTCGGACTGGACCTGGCTGGACTCCCATGGCTTCTGACCGACCGAGGCGTCTACCCCACACGTCGCTCCGAAGGTGGCTCCATCGAGCCAGACCTGGGACGTGTCGTCGCCACTCGCCCAATCTATCCGGCAGCGTCCGGCACCGACATCGCCACCAAACGGCACTACGTCCGCGTTGCATGGTCCGGTGACAATTCCCACAACGGCTCAGCCTGGCTCCCAGAGGAATCCCTTCGCGATGCCGCCGCGCTCCGTGCCCTCGACGGTGCACCTGTCTCGCTCGGCCGCGTGAATCGCCTGTCTGACTGGCTCTCCGATGCCACTCCTCGCGCCCCAGAGCAGAACGTCAAACTCACGTCTCGGCTGGGTTGGATAAACGGCCAGTGGACTTGGCGCTCTGCGGCGGGCGCCGTCTACCGCGGCGAACAGTACCTTGCATGGTGCGGCCCGGAACTGCCGGCCGTCGCCGGCTCCCTCGCCGAATGGCGCCGCGGTGTCGACCATCTGCTCACGCTCGGCACCGCAGGCTACACCGCCCTTGCCTGCGTGGCGCTCTCCGTCGCATCACCGCTCGTGCGCCTCACCGGCCGCCGCTGCCCCATCATGGGCCTCGTGAGCGAAACCTCCACTGGCAAAGGCAGCGCTATCACCTACGCACTAAGCGCCTGGGGTGACCCGGCGAAACTTACGCTCCCAGCGTCGAGCACGACGCGCGGGCTTCAAGACCTCGCATACCTATCGGCAGACCTTCCGGTTTTCGTAGATGAAATCCAACGACTCGCCGACCGCCGCTACGGCGTCGACATCGAGGACACTCTCTACTACCTCGGCAACGGCCAGCGCCGCGTCACGTCCTCGCGCACCCAAGTATCGCGTGGTGGCGAGCGCCGATGGGGCGTCAGCTACTACGCCTCCGAGGGCGACGTGCTCGTGTCTGGCCGCCATGGCGGAGTGCTACAGCGAGTCCTGCAGCTCGATGGCGCCCCGTGCCCGAATGCTGCCACCGCACACCTGCTCCAGGCCGCCTCGAGGTCATACGGGTGCCTCGCCCTTGCCTGGCATGACTATTTGGCCCTCGGCCCCGCCGTCCTACCTCGCGACCTCGTCTCTGCAATCGATGACCCAGTAGGCTACCTCACCGCGTGTCTAGCGTCAGCCGAGACAACCGCCCGCGCATCGTGGGCCGCCCTTGGCGGCGACGACGCTACCTCCGTCGCCCTGCTCTGGCTAGGCGCTGCCATGCTTGCGGGTATCCTCGGTTTGCCGCCCGAGTGGAGCTCGCCCATGATCGCCTGGCTATGTCGCAGGGTGGCGGGTGCGCGCACGTCGGCTGCAGACCGGGCTAGCGTCGCCTGGGAGGACCTGATCTCGATGGCCCTATCCATCCTACCCCCCACAGTGTCGGATGAGTCTGAGGCCGTCCTAGACCATGAGCCGCTCGCCTGGCGTACGGCCGAGCACCTGGACATCAACCCCGTACACCCACGCGTGACCCGCCTCCTGGCGCCCTACGGGGCGCTCCGCTCCCTCGAGACATCCTGGCACGTCCGCGGCTGGATCGCCTCCCAGGGGCGCCACCTGCGCGTTCAGCGGCGGGTCGGCGCAGAGCGGGTAAGAGTGCTCCGCTGCAAGAACGGAGCACCTGGGCTAGCAGATATCGTGCCAGACGATGGAGCATGACAAAATGTCAGGTTCCGACCATGACAAAAAGTCCGGATTCGTGGTAGCGAAATTGTCCGAGATGTTTGTCACCACGGCCATGTGGTGACAGCTTTGTCGCAGTAACTGCAATGGAATCAACACTTAGCCCGAAAAAAAGTCTGTCACCACTTTTGCGCGAAGGTAGAGGGGGGGTAAAGGATCATTCAAATTTCCACAGTCCTATATATAGGACAACGGGTATTTGGATACCCCCCTATCGGTCCGCGCACATGCCTTCTATATATATATATGTGGTGACAGTGGTGACACTCTCTCTAACAGGGCCATTTTCCGCGGCAAAGCCGCGTCACCACGGCTGTCCACACGGGTCACCACTGGCTGGCGGGTGATGACAGACGACGCAGCACCAAGCCCAGAGGAGGTAGCACGCGCACTGGCGCCGCTGCCACGTGACCCGGAGCTCGTGCGACTGCAGTCGCGGCGTATGCGCCAGGTACGAGCGCTGGCTTCGCGACTCCGCGAGGCGCTGCCGGAGCAGGTGGCGCTGCTTATTGTGATGGCGCATGAAGCTGCCGAGCGCGGCGACCTCGAGGAAGTGCGCCGGTCATTCGCGGTCGCGTTCCGCGGCTATGGGGCGCTGTATCCGGCGGCAGCCGCACAGACACAGGTCAACGTCATGCAGGTCCAGGCGCAGAACGTCGAGCGGCGGCTGACGGTGTTCGAGGGGCTGAAGCGTGCCATCGACCGCGGCATCATCACGCTCGATACGGCGCATGCGATAGAGGCGACGATGGATGAGGAGGAGCGCTGATGGAGACCTGGGCTTACCTGTGCTGGTACCTGATCCTCGCGACGCTCGCGCCGTTCGTGGTCGGCGTGGACGCGAGCCCAAGCGGCCAGGTAGATACGTGAGCGGTCCCGTCGACCGCATCTACTGGGCGCTGCGCGTGCGTCGCGACGTCGTGCCGTACCGCCAGCGCGACCGCATCGTGAGTGTGGTCGGGCCGCACGGTAGAATCGTGGTGCTCGAGTTCGGGCGTGAGTGCGCAGATGAGCGCCGCAAGGTCATCGCGCTAGGCGGAATCTATGCGCGATGCGAGAATGTCGAGGACGCGCTGCGGGCGGTGAGTGAGGCGATCCGGAGGGAGCCCGTGGACCCGTTAGGGAGGATGCGAGGATGACGGCCCGGACGCGATTACTGTGCTCGCGCGAGGAACTGAAGCCGGCGTGATCGCGCTCGACGCCACACTCTCGCCGCTAGCATTCGGCGTACACTACCTGCCGCAGACCTACACGTGTGCGCCTGCTGCGATGCACCGGGACATCGAGCGCACATGGCTCGACAGGTCGCAGCGACTTGTTGCCATCGTCGGCCCGGCTGGCAGCGCGAAATCGACTGTGCTGCGTACATGCATGCTGCACGATGCGCTATTCGAGCCCGACTTTCTTTGCGGCGTCATCGTCGGTCCTACGGATTCCTTAGCTCGCGTGCAGCTCGGCAACATCGCGCGGCTCCTCGAGAGCGATGCGCTCGCGGAGTTCGGCACGCTCCGCGGCGGGCGGTGGAATACAGAGGCTATCGAGATCGCGAAGCCCTGCCGCCGCGGCACGACGTGTCTGCTTTCTGCGCTCTCGCCCGACATGGACCTCAAGAGCATGGTACACACGACGGCCGGCATCACGCAGCGTCCGCAGGTTGCGCTCGCCGATGATGCCGAGGGCGGCGAGGACGGGAGCGAGGCGGAGTTCCGCGCGTTCGAGACGTTTGTCGTCGACACGCTCTACCCGCGCCTCGACTGGACATCCCCGCTGGCGCGACTCGTGCGGGCCGAGAACCTCTCGCACCCGCGGGCGACGATTGCGCAGATGTTTGAGCGGTATCCGTACCGAGATCCGATTGCTCGCGAGCACTATGGCGATGGCGACGAAGCCGCTACTGCGGCGTTCGCGGAGTGGCGGCGATACCGTTACGACTGCTACCTGCGCGACGGCTGCACGTCCTACTGGCTCGAGCGCTGGCCGGAGGCGGAGCTCGAGCGTCAGAAGCTCCGCCTGGCTCCATACCCTGGCGCGTGGCAGCGATCGTTCCGGACGCGCCCTGTGCTGTCCGGGGATCCAGCGTTTCCAGACTGGCTGCTTGCCGATGCGCGATGCATCGGTCACGCGCCCACGTCGCGACTCGAGATCCCCGCAGGCTCATACGTCGTGCTCGCGGTCGACGATGCGAAGGAGACCGGTGCACGCCACGATTACACGGCGCTCGCCGTGACGGCGCGGCAGGCCGATGGCCGCGTGCACGTCGTCGACGTGGACTGGCGCAAGATTCCGCTGAGCGAGCAGGAGGCCGTCATCGTCGAGTGGATCCGAGCGTGGCTCCCGGATGCCGTGCTGTTTGAGGACAAGCGCCTCGCGCAAAACGTGACGGTCCTGGCGCGGCAGAGTGGGCACTATCCGACGATTGAATGCGTGAGTCGCGCCGGCATCAAGAAGCACCCGCGCATCGTCGGCATGCGCGAGCACATCGAGCGCGGGACCATCGTCTTCCCGTCAGGGACGTTTCGTAGTGGGCGCACGAGTGCCGAGGTACGCGGGAGGTTCCGGGTGTACTCTCGCGACGTGGAGCACGATGACCCGGAGGACGCGATTGAGACGGCGGTCACGAGATGCCTGCGGCACCTGCGACCGGCGCAGGCGCCGCAGGGCGATGGCACGCCAGTGTCGCGGGATGCATGGTTGAAGCGGAGGGAGCTGGCGCGAGAGCGGATGTTCGCGGACCGAGCACGAAGACGACGACAAGGAGTCAGAGCATGAAGGCAGCCTGGTATGAGGAGTTCACGGTAGCGAGAGGGAAGCGACGGGCCTACACGCGCGACCAGCAGATTTCACTCGCGCACTACATCGGCTATTCGTGGGCGGAGATCGCGAGGATGTACGGCATGACGCGGGACCACGCGAAGGCGGTCGGGCGGAAGATGCGTGCGTGGCGCAACGGGATGGCGGTGTTCCGTGGACGGTGACGGCGACCCGCGCGTGGACGGCGCTGCGCCGACCGTGGTGGCGGCGTGCTCTCGCGACCGGCTTCGCGAGGCGCGTGAGTGGCTCGATGCGCCGTCGCAGCACGAGGCGCCTGACGTCCTGCGCACGCTCGTAACCGAGGCCGAGCATCTGCGGCGCCGTCGTGAGCAGGCGGCGCCGTGGTGCCCGCACTGTGGCGAGCCCATCGGGCAGCGGACGTCGCTGACGCTAGGCGTTCCTGTGTCGATTGTCTCGTGCGCCAACTGCTTCGCGGTCCTTGGAGCGCAGCTCGTGGCGCCGCCGCAGCCGCAGAGTGGCATCGTCGTGCCGGGCATGGTGCCGCCGCCTGGCGTCGTGAGAGGCTCATGAACGCGTGGCACGACGTCGCGATTCCGTGGAGCGCGGTGCGCGGTGGAGTCGATGCCGCCGTCCTGGTCGTGATGTTCGGCAGCCTCGAGGCCGCGCAGAAGGCGGCCGCGATGAGCTTCATCGAGCACACGTCGTCGCGGGCTGCGGCTCTTGCGTTTCTTGCCGGCGTGGGCACACTGCGGCCGTCATAGCCGCGGCGTCGCAGCAACCTGGCTGGGGGAGGGCTTGACACCCTCCCCCGTCAGTGTGCAAGGCTTGCAGTCGTGAGCACGCGCTTCGTGTTTCGCTGCGACCGATGCGGCGCCGAGGAGTCGCTTGACGTAACCGCGCATCAGGCGCGGACTGAGATTCTCGAGCCGCGCATCACGGCCGAGGCAGCGACGCAGGTGGCGCTGGACATGGCCGAGGCGCATCGCGCCTTTGTGCGCGTGGAACTGCCGGAGGCCGACGGCGAGGCGCTCGGCGCCGTGCGGCTCCCGCAGCCTGACGGCCCGCCACGCTACGTGATGGACCTGTGCGCCGAGTGCATGGCGCATGTGATGGTGTCGTGCGAGCGGGCCCGCATCGGAGCGCTGCGCCGTGGGGACGAAAACCGTGGCTGACATCTACCGCCCGCCGTTTCGTGTGCGCCTTCGCGCTGCGTTGGCGGCATGGCGCGGTGTACCCCCCCCCGCTGCGCCGCGCCGCGCAGAGCGCGTGACGGGTCTCGGGCGCAGCCGCGCCGCGGTCATCCAGCCCACAGGCGCGAGCCAAGGCGACCGCAACGATTGGCTCACGACGGCGGGGTTCCAGCCGCTCTCCGTCGCGCAGTGGAAGACCGACGTTGACCGCACGGATGAGCAGCAGCGCAACCAAGAACTCGCGCTCGACCTCTACTACTCTTCGTCGATTCTTCATGGCATGCATCGGCTGAAGACGGCCTACACCGTGGGCTCTGGGCGCATCGCTGTGCACTGCGTCGACAAGCGCACTCAGCAGATCGTCGACATGTTCGCGGATGACCCTGCGAACACGCTCATCCGGGAGCCGTGGGTCGACATCATGCGGCTGCGGCTCTTCGGCGAGTACGCGGCGGCGTGCGGGATTCGCAGGCCCGGCATTGTGCGCCTGCACTGGTTCCATCCGTACGCGATTCGGAAGGTCGTCTTCGGCGACGGTGGAAACGATGCGTTGCCCGATACGGTCATCATCGAGAAGAGCGTGCCGGAGAAGACCGCGTCCGGGTTCGCGCGGACGCGCGAGCAGCTAGACGGCAAGGGCCACATCGTCGGAAAGCGTGTCGTGCTCGATGCGCAGCCGGACTACAAAGCGCCCATCGGCGGCAGTGTGCCCGCGGCGTGGCGTGCTGTCGGGCTCCGCGACCTCGATGAGTCATGGCGCGGTCATCTCGACATGGCGCCGTTCCTGCGCGAGCAGCTCTACGATGGCGACGTGCTCTACTACCGCGTGAACCGGGAGGGCAACTCCCGCGGCGTGCCAGACTACGCGGACGTCTTCGACGACATCGCGAAGGACAAGCAGATGTTCGGCGAGGAGATGGAGCGCGTCTCCCGCCTGAAGGACTACCTCTACAAGTACCGATTCGTGGGCACGCCGACCGACGAACTGAAGCGCAAGATGGAGGAGGAGTGGGAGCCTCGTCCGGGCAGCGTCGCATGGCTCAACGGCACGAAGGACGAGTGTGACATTGAGGCCGTCACGCCGAGCCTGAGCGCTGATGAGACGAAGACGTTCTTCCGCTTGAGCAAGGGTCGCATCCTACAGAGCGACAATCTCCCTCCGGCGTGGTTCTCGGAAGACCCGACGTCGGGGCTCTCGCGCATCGACAATGAAGAGCCGACGATCAAGCGCTTCGAGCTTGCGCAGGCCGAAGCAAAAGCGTTCATCACGCTTGGGCTCAACGGCGTCATCAGTACAGCGAGGGCGCACGGAGCGCTCGAGATGGATGCTGATCCGAGGTTCACGATCGAGCTTCCGAGGTTGCGCCAGGACGAGGTGTCGCAGCATGTTGGCGTTATCGAGAAGGTCGTTCCGCTGCTGGAGCGGGCAGTGGACGCTGGCTTCCTCGACCGTCGCGCGGCGGCGCAGATCTTCACAACGCTCATCACGAGCGAGGGGCTCACGACCATTGAGGAGATGCAGGCCGCGGCGAAGGGCAAGACCTCCGTCGCGGTGCCGGAGGCGAAGGGTGCAGCGGTGGCTGGTAGTTACAACGCCATCGCGCTCGGCGTCGGGCAGGCGCTTGCGGCCGGGCTCCCGCAGGGCGAGGCGCTGAAGATTCTGCGCAACGCCGCGGTGAAGGCGGAGCTCATCACGCCCGAGGAGATGGCGCGTGTGGGGGGGGGCGAGCCGGAGCAGAGCGCGGCGATGGAGGCGTTCGGACCTGCTGGCGGGAAGGCCATCGATGACGCCGTTCGCAAGGCCGAGACCGAGTGGCTCGCGAGCGAGCAAGCGCGGCAGGCGAAGCTCGAAGAGATTGATCGCCTCGCCGCGATGACGCCAGGGGTGCGCGTACTCCCGGAGCCGTAGCGGTGCTAGTGTACTGGGCGCAGCCCGTGACGCGCCACCACGCACCGCTGCTCGAGCGCATGCGAGCCGACGAGCAGGCGCAGGCGATAGGGGCCCCGCTGCGCCGCGCCGTGGAGCGCAGGATGCGGCTCGTGCAGCGCGAGCTCGATGAGGTACGTCCTCGCGCCGAGGGCGACCTCGAACGCCTGTGGGCGGAAGCGCAGGCGATACGGCGCGAGGTGGAGAGGCTCGTCGATGATGCCGCTCTCGGTCGCGCCGTAGACGGGAAGCGCATCGCGGCTCGCATCGCCGCGGAGACGGAGCGGCTACTGCGCCAGGCCGCGGAGCAGCGCGACGCGGAGATGCTGCGCGTCGCCGGTCTGGCTCGAGACCTCGTGGACGTGCCAGCGTTGGCGCTCGGGCTGCCGCCAGGAGCGCCAGGACACGAGACACCTCGGGGCCCGTGGAGCCTCGGATACAGGCCGTACGCGGCCATCTTCGCCCGCTGGAGCGTGGAGGCGCGAGGGCAGATTATCCGCACCGCCGAAGACCTACGCGCCGGTAACGTGTCGCAGAGCGTCGCCGTGACGGAATTGATGACGGCCGTCGATGCCCCGCGATGGCAAGCGAAGTCTCTCTTACGCACAGGCATCGGCACGATGCAGAGCACGGAGACACAGGCGCGGCTCGATGAGCTGGGCGAGCGCACGACGGGCCTGCAGAAGACATGGAACGCCACGCTACAGCGGAACACTCGCTGGTTCCACTACGCGATGATGCGCCCGCCGAACAACGTGCCGGTGCCGTACGACAAGCCGTTCAAGGTGCCATCGCCGAAGGGCGGATACGACCGCGTGATGTTTCCGCTCGACCCGCGAGCGCCTGTGTGGCAGACGCGGAACTGCCGCTGCGCATCGCTCCCATACGTCGCGGACCTCGCGCTGCGGTAGTGTCACGGGCCGCCGGGCTTCGGTAGGCGTTGGCCGCTAGGCCCGGCGGCGCAGTGCCGCTGCGACGGCCCCGTGACGTACGCGAGTATAGCGCACTGGCGAAACGCCATTACGTGCGCACTCGGCGCACCGCCAGTGCGACGCCAGAAAAAAACACTTGACACCCTCCCCCGGCATTTGTGTAGAACTTCATCAACGCGTGGAGCACACACTGATGGACGACTACAGACATAAGCGAACCAAGCCCTTGCCGCCGCCAGCGGCCCTTGCGTCGACTCCACGCGCCGAGCCTACTGGCGGCGGCGCTAAACCGAAGACACTCGCCGAGTGCGTCGCGGGTCTCGGCCGCATCGTGAGCGATTCCACCGATGGCGCGATGGCTGTGCTCGTGGACGGTCATCCGCAGGGCATCGTGTGGTTCCGCATGCACGATGGCGTGCTCGAGTCCATGAACGAGGCAACGCGGGCGTGGGAGAAGTGGAGTCAGTGATGGACGATTTCCCGACCGTGGACGAACTCATTGAACTGCGGCACCAGATCACGCAAGAGCAGGTGCAGCGCATGCGACACAATCCGTCTCCGGACGAGCTGCATCGCATCGACCTCGACCCTTCCGGGCCTACCGATACGGCGTCGAGCCTGGCGGATCAGTGCAAGTGGATCACGCGGGTGTTGCCGAACGATGACCGCGAGATTCGCGGCGGCACCTACTCGCAGATGTGGGCGAAGAGCCTGGAGTGCCTGCGCAAGGCGAAGACGCCGAAGGGTAGTGCGATTCTCGTGACGGCGCACCTGCGGGCGCACAGGGACTTCGCGAGCGGAAACCCAGTGGACCGCTTCTCGTGCAAGGTGTTGAAGGACCAGTACACGCCGATGGCGGATGAGGTCATCTCGTCTGTGACGGTCAAGCTCGTCGACATGGGCGCGGCCTCGCAGCGGAAGGTGATGGACATCGGCACGAATCAGGGGCGCCTGTTTCGCCTCGATCCCGAGCGGCCGCGTGACCTCCGCGTCGGAAGGATCAGCGGCATCGTGAACAAGGGGCGCGGTGAGTTCCGCGCCATCTCGAGCGGCGCGAACCTGCACTGCTTCGCCGCTGCCTACACTGGCGAGTTCATCCTGGATTGGGATGAGTGGGTCTTCAAACCGGTGCGGGATCTCAAGGCGCTCAACGAGCAGAAGGCGTTCTCCAAGCTGTCGGACGTGGTGGACAAAGAGCCGCCGCAGATGTACGAGTCCGACCCGTATCCGTACAAGCTGCCCGATTACGCGGCGGCGTCGTGAAGGAGAGAGTGATGCGCAACGCAACGCGGGTTCTCATCGTCACAGTGGCGCTGCTGGTGGGGGCGCTCGTTATGCCGCGCCTGGACGTGGTGAAGGCGCTGGATAACACGCTCGCGCTGCGCATCACGCCAAACGCCGACACTGCGAACGCGACGGCGTTTCGCGTGGACAACACGTCCGGCACGGCGCAGCTCAGCATCGTGTCGAGCACTGGCGTCGCGACGTTCGCGGCAGTGCCAGTGTTCTCGGCTGGCATCGGGGCGACGACGTTCAATCCTGGCGTGACGCTCGGCGCCGCCGCGGTCACCGGGACCATCACGTCGCCGTTCACGCTGACCGGCGGAGCCGACGTGCTCATCGCGGTTACGCATGGCGGGAACCCTGCGGCCGGAGACACGATTCTGCGCGTCGGAGACAACACTGATGCGAGCGAGGTGGAGATCTTCGGCGAGGGCGCACTTACGGCGGATGGACTCATCACTGGCACGGGAGGTGTCACGTCGACCGGGACCCTCACGGCGAACGGCATCGTCGTGCTCGGCGACGGTGGGGACAACTTCTCGGTCGCGTCCGACGGCATCGACATCTCCACGGCCGGCGCGATCACGAACGCGACGACCATCGCGGGGACGGGCATCTCTACCACGACGGCTCCAGTGAGCCTCGGTGATGGGTCCTCGACCTTCGCGGTGGCGAGCACGGGGATTGATGTGACCGCCGCAGGAGCTATCAGCAACGCCACCACAATCGCGGCGACGGGGACCATCAGCACGACGAACGGCAGCGTCACGAGTGCCGACCTTGACGGCTACAACGCAGGTACGGGCGAGCTCGTGTCAGGCGTCCCAACTGTGCGCATGGACGTAGTGGCCGGCACTGCGGGGGCACAGGATGTCATCCTCGACAACTGCGAAGCAGGCTCTGCGGCGACCTGGACCCCCGGGGGTGCAGTTCCTCCGACCGATGCCGACACGGCGGTGACGTACCGCGTGGGTAGCGGCGGCGTGTCGGTGACGTTCGGGGATGTCGGCGTAGGGGACGCTACCGAGACGATGGCGACTGGCGGGAACTGGGATGCCTCGGCGGACGAGTACATCTTCCTCTGGATCCGCAGCACGGCTGCGCTGTCGGCCGGCACCCTTACGCTGACGCTCGACGACGACACGGCCGCTCCAGACGCGACCGTCAACCTCGGGGCCGTCGCGGCGGTGAACCAGTGGACGCTACAGCGAATCGACATCTCGGCCGTGGCGGACGCTGACAAAAACGTCGTCGCGAATCTCGTGCTCACGTCAAACCATGCGACGGAGCTGGACAGTGCGGTCGTCACCTTCGATCAGTTCGTCAAGGTAGACAACGCCGAATCGACGGCCCTGGCTTTCAACGCCATCAACCAGCCCGGGGGCATCCGCAGCGGATTCTCTTTCGTTGAAGACGCCGGCAATGGCGCCTTCACGGCACTCGTGGAGAACACGGACTTTTTCATCGACCACGTCAATGACCGGGTCTACTTCATGAGCGACCAGTCCACGCTGAATGACATCCTGCTCTACGCATCGAGCAACTAGGCCATGCCGTACAAGCTCAGTGACAACGGGCTCTGCGTCCTCCGCTCCGACACCGGCGCGGAAGTGAAGTGCCACGCCACGAAGGACGAGGCGCAGGCGCACCTTGCGGCGCTGTCGGCGAACGTTACCGACGCCATCAAGGCCAGTGTCGTGAAGGCCAGCGAGGGCGTCTTCTACGGCGTGCTCTTAAAGCCCGGCATCGTCGACGAGCAGGGTGACCTAGTTACGGACGTCGCAATCGAGAAGGCCGCGCGTCGTCTCAACGCCCGCGAGGTCGTGACCATCGACGTGGACCACGAGACGGAGCATGTCGAGAAGGCCGCATTCCACGGCGCCTTCGTGGTCCCGGAGGACATGACGATTGCCGGCGAGAAATTCGGCGCCGGCTGGCTCGTAGTGAAGTACCGCGCTCCGGAGGCCCTCGTCGGAAGCGTGGGGCACTCGCTCGAGGCGAAGGCTACGGGGCGCGTGGTCAAGACGGCAGACGGCGACGAGAAGCGGCTCCTGGAGGACATCGAGATCACGGGGTTCGCCATCGTGCGCAAGGCGGATCCGGCCGTAGACGGGCCTACCGTCGCCGCAGACGAGGCGAAGGCGGAAGAGGTAGCGCAGCTCGAGGGGAAGCCCGTTGGCAAGCCTGCGCTCGCCGTGGCCTGCGAGGCGCTACATAAGGCCGCGGCCGAGTGCGGAGACAACGACACGGCGGCGAAGTGCTCAGCCATGGCGTCGCAACTCCACAAGATGTTGGACTCGGCGGAGAAGAAGGGGCCGACGTGCGAGCACTGCGGGGCGCCGATGGCCGAAGGCATGGATGCGTGCCCGAAGTGCGGGCAGGCGGTGAAGGCCATCGGGCGGATGATGCCCAGCTTCATCGCTGCAGCGGACCGAGAGCAGGCCGGCTGTGCGCACAAAGACCTCGCGAAGCGCTTCTACAAAATCAAGGGCCGGCGCCCGGCGGTGGAGCACATCCACAAGGCCGCGATGGTGACTCATTCCGACGCAATGGCTGAATGCGCGAGTGCGTGTAGCGTGTGCGCCTCGGCCTGCCGGGATTGCGTCGACGCAGGATGCGATTCTCCGTCCAGGCAGAGGTGCAAGGACGCCTGTGACTCATGCGCTCAAGCGTGCGATGCCTGCGCTTCGGCATGCCGCGGCGTGCCGGGGATGGAGGCCTGCGTCGCTGCGTGCCTGGCATGCGCTCGGGCGTGTCGCGAGTGTTCGGACGCATGTTCTTCTGGCGCCAGCGACTGCGCCAAGAAGTGCAGCGCTTGCGCCGAGTCTTGCTCGGCGTGCGCTGTCGCCTGCGGTGGCAGCGTCAGCAAGGCCGAAATGGAATACGACCTCGAGGAGACGGCCGATGGTAAGGCGTACGTCTTCTGGACTCGGCCTGGCGACTACGCCGACGTGAAGGACTACGAGATCGAGGACATGGACGGCGCCTCGCTCCTGATGGCCGTGGTCGATGGCGAGCTTGCGCAGGTGGGCTACCGCTTCTCGCGCGAGAAGTGGACGCCGGAGGCCATCGTGGCGTACCTCGCGGAGCACGTGCAGGCCCCCGCGGAGCCGGTGGCAGAGCGTCAGGTGGCGAGTGCCGGTGCGGTGTTCAGCGAGCGCATGACGGCGCAGGCGCTGACACTGTGCGACGGCTACGAGATCAAGAGCGCCGGCGGCGTCGAGTGGGTCGAAGGCATCGCCACGGTGGCTGAGTCCGGCGTGCGGCTGGACCTCGATGCGGAAGTGCTTCCATCGGCCGTGGCCGAGCTCGTGGAGACCGGCAGGCTGAAGAGCAGCGACCTCATGATGGATCACGGCACCGAGGCCGACGACAAGGCATTCCCGCATGGTCGCGTGCTCCAGAAGGTCGGGCAGCTACTCGGCGACCCGATGCTTAAGTGGGGCACTCTCCCCACTGGGGAGCCAGTGCTGAAGGCGCAGAGTCGTGTCGGCATCTTCGACACTGAGCTGATCGCTCGGCACAAGCGGGCGAAGGCTGCGGGCGCTCCGGCCCCGTATCAGTTCTCTCACGACTCTGACGTGAGCGGCATCCGCAAGGCCGACGGCCGCAAGGTCGTGCACCACTTCGACAGGAACTACAACATCGCTCTCGTGAACCGCGCGGCGCATGCAGGATGCACGTGGCAGGAGAGGCAAGCGGCGAGCCTCAAGGCGATCGCCGAGTCACACCCCAGGGAGGTCGCGATGAACCCAGAAGAGAAAGCACTGCGAGATCAGGCCCTGCGGCTCGCAGAGGTCACAGGGAAGATGCAGGCATTCTCAGAGCGGGACATGGCGTCCGTGCGAGCGTTCATCGCCGAGGCCCCACTGGACAAGCTCGGGAAGCCTGGCGATCCGCCGGTCGAGTACGTCTACACCGAGATGCACGCCATCAGGCTAAAGAACGCCGCACAGCCAGTGCCGCAGGCGCAGCCAGCGGAGCCTGTTGCCGGCGTCGTGCCGGGGACGTTCGTCGACGTGCGCGAGAAGGCATCGGCAATGGTGTGCGACTTCTTCGCGGCGGCCGAGTCGCCGCGGAAGCTGCATCTCGAGTCGATGGACGAGCTGCTCAAGCGGTACTACACGAGCGTGGCTCCGGAGTTCAAGAGCGAGCGCACTCAGGCTGGCCTGAAGTACGCCGCACTGAGCGCCGCGGGCTTCTACCTCGACGAATACCACAAGCGCAGTGATGTCTACGCCGACGACTACGTCGAGGACATCACGGAGCGCCGCAAGGCTGCGTACGCGGTGGCCGGCGAGAAGGTCGCGAAGGAGGGCGGGCGGTTCGACAGCGAGCGCCAGAAGGCCGCAGTGCTCACGACCGGGATCGACCAGGCGACGGCGGATGCGGTTGGCAAGATTCCGCATCCTGGCTACGCGCAGACCGAGGTCGACGACGATGGGATGTTCTCGGTCCCACTGGACGAGATGTGCGACTACGAGGCGAAGGCGGATTTCCAGACCTCGAAGATCATCAACTCCACCGAGTTCGAACTCCCGCTGGCGGTGACCGAGGGCAACTCCTACCAGGAGATGCAGGCGATGTCCGACTACCAGGAGACCTACTCGGTGACGCTGTACGGCGGCATCGTGACGGTATCCGAGCAGGCGGAGGCGAACGCCGCGAGCATCAAGATCATCGAGCAGATCCCCGACAAGATGTACCGCGCCATGCAGCGCAGGCGTCGGCGCATCGTGACCGAGGTCCTGCGGGCGAACACGGCGACGGCTGGCGGTGCAGGGAACACACTGTTCTCGGCCGGCAACCTCAACGCGAACACGAACGCCTACACGTTCGACCAGTTCGTCGCACTGCTCGTCACGTACTGCACGCAGCGGGCGTACGGGCACGGGGTGAACAACCAGGACATCGAGCACCTCAGGAACAAACCAACGTGGGTGCTGTCTTCGGTCGTTCGGCTGTTCGACATGCTGCGGGACATGTCTCTCGACACGAACCCGGCATCGACGAACAGGAACGCGAACCAGGCGGTGATGGCGTTCGGGAACCTGAAGTTCTACGCCGCGAACGACTGGGACACTGCATCGTCCACTGCCCGCATCGTCATCGGCGGGGCGAAGAAGCTCTTCAGGGTGGGCGACTACAAGGGCATCAAGACGCCGCAGATCTTCATCAACAACAACCAGCAATTCGGTGTGTCGTTCTCCTCGCCCGTGAAGCAGTTCGCGGTCAAGTGGGGCGGCGGCGCTGGTATCCAGGATCCGCGGTTTGCCGCGGCGTTCACGGGGTAGGAGGCGAACATGCGGAACCTTGGCATCGGCGACATCAGGGCATACGGGCTCGGCGAGATCAGTGCGCTCTTCGGCGGTGGTGGCCGCAAGGGCGACGGTTCTCTCATCGTGCTCGGGAATACGACCGTCACGACGAACAACGGCACGGACACGCACACGGTAGCGAGCTTCTTCCCGGCGAACTTCTTGGTGCTATGGGTCTGTGCTCGAGTCGACACCATCATTACAGGCTGCACGTCGTGGAGCATCGGCGTCACGGCGGACACCGATCGCTACGGCACCGGACTGGCGGTTGCTGCGACGACTGTCGCGGCCCCGTCGACGCTGGCGGCCGACAGTCTCTCGCCGCGGTGGTACACGGCGGCGACCGATCTGCTGTTCACCGCAGCCGGCGGTGGCGTAGTGTGGACGACGGGCGTGATCTACTACAAGGCCATCGGGATCCAGTTCAACGCGCTCACCGCGGCGTAGCGGTGTGATGGATGGCGACCTCACCCAGCTTTTCGACTGCGGTCACGAACCGCGTCCGCTGGGTGGGGTCTGCCGTCAGCACGGCCCAGCTCGAGGAGGCCATTGCGTACGCCGTCCGCGACTTCTCGCGGTTTATCCATAGGCGACGCACGATACTGCTGAGTGGCGATGGCACCGAGACTGTGCCATTGCCTACTGCGCTTGCGCAGGCGATTCGTCTGTACGGCGAGGGGCACGCGTGCCTGCTCGAGGTGGAGTATCCGCTAGGCACGCGGCCGCGGACGTTTCTCCAGTCGCCGCGGGACTGGCGTCTTGACCCGGCATTCAGCTCTTCGCCGACGGACATCCTGTTCATCACGAGCGTTCCGACGCTCGCGACCGACAACATCCGCGTCACGTATAAGGCGCCGCACCTGCCGGTCATCGCGGCGCCAGCGATTTCGTCTGTCGTGTATGCGGGTGCGGCCGGCGCCACGACGTTCGGTTACAGGGTGGCGAGCGTAGACGACTACGGCGTTACGATACCAGGTACGGAGGTCACCGTAGCGAACTGCGCGACTCCGCTAGACGCCACGCACACGAACACAGTCACATGGGCAGCGAACGTCGATGCCGTGGGCGGGTATCGTGTCTACAGGAGCACAGGCGGTACGACAGGCTACATCGCAGCCGTGGCTGCGGGCACGACGACCTACACCGACAGCGCCAGCGGTACTATTCTTAGTGCCACGATTCCGACGACGAACACCGCAGAGACGACCATTCCGCCACAGGACTGGAGCATCATCGTCGCATGGTCGAGTGTGCGACTCGCGCGGCAGATCGCGGCATCGCACGCGGAGAACACAAACCAGGACGGAGCCGACGGCGTGAACTGGCATGCGATGGCGGACCAGCGGCGCGTCGACGCGGACTCATGGCAGAAGGAAGGCGATGCGCTCCTGTCGCAGCGACTCCAGTCGGCGCAGGCGGGAGCTACTACTGCGGTGCCAGAGATGCTGTTCCGCCAGCTCACGCGCAGGTACCCGCATAGGAACGCGACGAACTGGCTGAATCGGCAGGGGTCTAGGGTCCGATGATCAGCGTGACGGTAGATGTCAGCGGCATCATGCTGCGGGCTCCTGCCGAAGCCATGGCGGAGCTGGCTGCCTACACGCCGACGGCGATGCAGGTCGGCATGGCGCATTTGGCGCGGCACGCGACGTTGAACATCGAGGACCGCACGGTTACGCGCACAGGGCAACTTAAGAGGAGCGTGCAGCTCCTGCCCATCGCGCAGGTGCAGCGTGGATTCGCTGCCGCTGTCGTGGTGCAGGCGCCGTATGCCGGCTACCTCGAAGACGGGACGCGGCACATCGAGCCTCGCCGCTTCATGGCCGATGCATACGACAAGGAAGGCCCCGTTGCCGCACAGAAGACCGTCGACATGCTCGAGGCGAAGCTAAGGGAGCTCGATGGCCGCCCTTGACCTGTGGACTGCGCTCGACGCGCTACGCGACCTCATGGAGACGTTCGTTCCGAGCGGCTTCGCGAGCATTGGCTATGTGCGCATCGGCCGTCAGGACATGCGCAACGAGGCCAACTGGCGGGCTCTGCTCGTCACGGGCAACACGCCGCGCACGCTGTGGGAAGTTTTCTGCGATGGTGAAACCGTCGTGGATTCCAGCGTGGGCGGGCACGAAGTGAGGATAGACCCTGCGTTCCGCATCGAGGCATGGCGTCTGCGCACTGACACGACGAGCGAAGCCGAGCGGCAGGCCAGCTACACGCTGTTTCACGACGTGCTGAAGAAGCTGAACAAGTACCAGAACCGCCGGCTCGGCACGGCGCAGGCCGGTATCACGCAGCAGGTGTGGAGCATGTCACTGCCGCAGAATCAGGCAGAGTCGCGTGCGGGCGTGTTGCACTACCGGGCTACATACAAGGGCACATTGCTCAATCAGCCACAGGAAAGTACGGGTTTCTAGCATGCGAAAGTTTGGACTCATCAACCGTGGACCAGTAACGACCATCGGCATCGAGGGGCTCGGGCTATTCGATGCGAGTGGATACCTAGACCTGCGGTGGTGGGTCGAGAGCATGCGCGTCATTCGGTACGAGTCCGGGTCGGTGACGGTGCAGGCCCGTATCGGCAGCGTGCCGACTGACATCCATCACGGCGTGGCGGCAGATTTCACGGATGACCATCTCAAGCTGCGTTCGGCGGTCGAATTCCTGTCGCGCATCGGTGACGTGGAGCTCGTGCGCGAGGATGAGGAGTAACCCATGGCGTACGGCGACCCGGAATATGACTCGAACATTGGCGTGCAGCCTGGGCTCGGCATCGTAGCTGCGAGCCAGACCGACCACTACCGGCCGACCGCGGTCGACAAGGTGACCGGCCTGCCGTCGTTGGACACGGATGACTCGCTCGCAGTGGCGCTCATCGGGCTGCGCCCGAAGCCGGGCAAGGATACCGTGGCGCCTGTCGACAAGCACTACATGACGGTGCGGCGCAACGTCAAGAGTTGGCTGCTGTCGCTCGGGTTATTCACGCCGTCGACGCTGACCGCGGGGCAGAGTTACCGGAACATCTGCGTGGGCACGGCCCTGCGCACGCGGAAGAAGTACCTCACGCGAGAGTACAACACGAACGGCCGGGTATCGATGCTAACGGATTGCGTGCCGAATGGCTTCAGCATCAGCGCCACGAACAAGTTCTTCGACGTG